CGCACTTGGCCCGTTTTAATGTCTGCCACCCAGCGAGCACGCTTGCAGATTGCATCCGCCGTGCCGATCTTGGAAAGCCCTGGGACTGCCATCGCAAGGTACTCCTCGCGGGTTTCGACGCGTTCGCCGCCGCTTAGTTGGCGCAAGGTCTTAATCCCCCACCGTGCGGCGGCTTGATCTTCCGCTGGAAGTTGCTCGGTCGGTTCGATGTCTCCATTCATCGCCATGCGGATAGCAAAGTCGATTGCCGTCCCGCGCTCGGCAGCCGCCGACGCACCGGATGCGCCGACGAATACCGCACACTCTGCAAGCTTGGGAGCCATGCTAGGAGTTAGTTCTTTCACGCTCCCTCCTTCGCTTCGAGAGCCTTTGCAATTAATGCCTCCGGCCTGGCGACAATGTTCGCGCGGAGTTTATCTGAGACATCGCGCCAAGTTTGTCCTGGCTGGATTGATTTGTTGGCGACAAGGAAGGCGTTCACCGCATCCTCGTTTTCCGCCAACATCTCAAATGCTCGCACATGCTCGGCGCCGACTACAACCACCGCCGGTTCGGATTTTGCTTTTGGCTTTTCCGCAGCGAATAAATGCGCGACCGAACCCCACTCCATCGGGAGTTCTTCGGATAGGCCGCTGCGGGTCTTGGCGTCGTATGCTGCGCTGTGCGTTGTCAGGATGATGCGTTGCTTGCCGCCTGTGCCTTTCGCTTTGCCGTTTTCGCTTTCCACTACCTTTGTTTTGAACCTGAAGAACCAAAGTTCGTCTGCCCATTCCTTAACGAGCGGTGAGCTTTTTTTCTCAAGTTTTAATTCATACCTGTCGTAAGCCGTCATCAAATCCGGCGGCTCGACTTTCTTAATTTGAGAATGAGCAATTACGACAACATTCTTTCCAACAGATATTATCTTGTCTAATGATGTAAGGACTCTGCTTAAACGCTCTGCAAGCATTGCGTAGCCTTTGCCATAAGGAATTTCCTCTAAACTTTTCTTCCTTTCTTGCTCGCAAATACATTCACGGCAAATTGTTTCAACTCGATCAATCGAATCAATAATGATCGTTTGATGCTCTGTTTGCTGAGCTGCTAAAATTCCTTTTTCAAACTCATTCCAAAGCGCAACCTTCTGGTCAGGATTTGTTTCGAGTTCCCATCTCTCCACATCAATTCTGTGGCTTCCGTTTTCTATATCTATCAACAATGGAGCAGGGAATTGCGCGGCGAACGTTGTCTTGCCGACCGATTCCACTCCGTAAATGACCACGCGCTGTGGCCTTGTCTGTTTGCCTTTTGTGATTTTCATATGCTGTTAAGTTTTTTTATTTCGTCGAATAATGCGCCGAACTCCAAAAGTTCAGCAAGTTTTGAGTATTTTGTGCGAAATGCAATTAACTCACTTTTTGCATTTGCGATGACCTGTCGTGTAGCCTCCGCATTGTCCAAAATGTCATTGAAGAGGATAAAACTTCCGCGCTTTCCGCTGTCGATTGTTCCATCTGGCTCTAGGTGTTTGATCGGCCAAAAAGCCCGAACTGTAAGCGTTCTATTTTCGGGGGTGATGACTTCAACCTTTATCCTCCGAATAAGATCGTAGGCTTGTGCTTCACGCCATTTTAATGCGGCTTCGGTGTCATCCCACTCAAAGTATTTGTGTAAACAACTGAGCGGGTTTGCTGCTTCTGTCAGGAGCGTGCGCGGATTCAGTCCTGCCGGACGATTCGCGATTGCCTCCAACTGTTTTTTAATCTCATCGTTTTTCGATTCGATCTCGTTTTCTTCTTTTATCAGTTTCATTTTTTTAGTTGGTTTTTTGCGATCCACTTATACCCCGCTCTATCGCTGCGGTTTGTGCTATGCCTGCCATGCCGAGCCCTGCCTTGCCGCGCCCTGCCAAGCCTGCCTTGCCTCGCCGCGCCGTGCCCAGCCGTGCCCTGCCATGCCTGCCTTGCCGCGCCCTGCCAAGCCCAGCCGAGCCGCGCCCTGCCTTGCCTGCCTTGCCGAGCCACGCCTTGCCGGGCCACGCCGGGCCTTGCCTGCGTAGGGTTGCAGTCGGATTCCACGGAATCCGCTGCGGGTTGTATTGTCGCCGTGGCGAAATTCATGTTATTCGTTAGCTAAAGTGAATGTGCCCCAGCCCATGCCGGCTGACATCTTAGAGTCTGGGCGACCTTCGCCGATACCTACCTGCTGACCGACTCGCTGAAGAAGGTTTGCGACGTCTGTCGAAGTGAACTGGTCGCAATCATAGCTGATATTAACATCAGCCGACCAAGGCCAGAACTTTGCACGCACTCGGATGTCGCAGACGCCTGTTGCGTTTCGAGCGTGCATAATATGCGGCTCGGCAGATCCGTTGATTTTAATAAGCGGAACGGCATCCACCTTGTCGAATCCATCGCCCTCAACAAAGATCGAGAGTTTTGCCAACGTCATCTTGAACCCTACGAGTCGGCAAGCTGAAATCAGCCCGTTGCGAAACGCTCCCGCTGGGATACCGTCCCATCCTTCGCTGCTGACATGCTTTGCTGCCAGAAAGTCTGCGTCAAAGTCGCGTGCCTCTTTGGCTTTTTTCTTGTTCGCTTGGCTTCCGAGCTTGTGTTTTTCGATCATCGTGTTGATCGCCTTCTCCGAAAATCGGAGTTGGATATACGGTGCGGTTCCTTGGATTTTGAACCGTGCCTTCACGATATTCGGTGCTTTAATTGTTACGTTTTCAGTTGTTGGTTTCATTTTTTTGGTTTCTATTTTTTGTTGTTAGCAGTGTAAACAGCCACTGCCAGCGCCGCCCAAGTATGGGATTTGATGCCGTAGGTTGGCCCCGGCTTATCCTTTGTTCCTTGCAGCCCGATGAGATCGAGTAAGGCTTGACGAATGTTCGCATCCTTGGCTCGCATCGTTCCGCAGAGAAAAAGTTTGATGTCTTTGCGATAGCAGAGAGTCGGTTCGACTCTTGCGACCTCCGTGAATCGCCCGATCCAGACGCAGGTCTCGAAGGTGGAAGCCCCAACCGCCATGCCGTAGGATGCAATCATTTCGATTGCAACGGCGTCGTATTCGCGACCGATGAGCACTTGGCGCATCTCAGTGTTTGGAATCCATCCGTGGTCGAGAACTCCGTCACGGTATTGAACAAACGCGCTGTGCGTTGTTCCAGGATCGATTGCGAGAATGGTTTTCATTTGTCTTTCTTCTCAATCCGCCCTGCCTCGCGCCCGATGTAGTAGCAGGCCACGCATGAACCTAGGGATAGAACTGCAAGCACTATTGCAAAAGTGGCGCTCATTCTATCCCCTCCTCGGACGGATAGTTAAACTCTGCCCAGTGAGTGACTATCTCGTGTGGCGGGAGTCCCGTCATAAGCTCCCATCCATTTTTTGAATAGCACCCAATCTCCAGAAGATCGAATCCAAAATGAAGGATGACGGTCTTGTTTACCTCCGGCAAAATCGCTGCATCGTTCCAGATTAAGGCGCTCATTTCTCTCCCCAGGTTGTGATCCAGTATGTAAGGGCCGCAAACATCGCCACCGGTCCGAAGGCTTTGAATGCTTCCCAAGCAAACTGCAAATTGTGGGTGATAAAGTCGGGTTCCATGTTATCGCTCCAAATCGACATTCAACGCATAAATGCCGTGAAGGTTAAAGAATTTTTCTTTTGCCTCTTGATAAGAACAGGCGTCTATCATGTCCCGAATTGGACCGAATAGAGGGTCGTAGCCCTCGCAGATGTATGTTTTGGTTTTCATATTTTTAGAGCGCAACCCTTGCGCTGAAATCAATTTTTCACCTTCCCAAAAAATGAAAAGATTTTTTTTGAGATTTCCCGAAAATAAATCTTGAGAAATGTCTTTACAAGCCCGCGCGTCCAATGCTGGTGCGGGTGAAACGGCTTTTTATTTTACAACAGGCCGGTAAAACGAGAGCTGTTTTATTTGCGATCCGCGCTTTACCTTGGCGAGTTTTTTTTCAAATCGTCCGGCGTTTACTTCGGATTCGAGAACATTGAACAATGTATTTCGGCATCTCCCAGATTGCTCTGAGATGTCGTAAATGCTCTGCCAGCCCTCACTGTGGAGTTGTTCGAGGTCGTCAATTTTTGCATCTTCGAATACCCGCGCCCAGGCGGCGGTTATATTGGGAGCAGCCAGGGGTGATTGTGTTTTCTTTCGCATGTGTTTACTGTGATGGTTTTGTCGTTGTAAAAGCCGTAAGCGAAGCCCTGCGACCACGCCAGCGTTGCACGGCGTGTGCTTGCATAGTCCATGTCAAAGCGTGCGAGCATGCCGGTGCAGTGTCCGGTTGCTCCGTCAAGCGTGCGGGCGCGTTCGCTGCCGACGCGGTGCAGATGAGCGAGCACGCAGTTGCCGTAGGTCTCGGCGTGGTCGCGGATCGCTTGCACGTTGAACATGTAGCCGTGCAGGAATTTTGTTCCGCCGAGTTCGGCATAGCTGCGGATGTTGTATGGATAGAGTCGGGCCTTGAGCTTCTTGGCGGCCTCCTCGATTGCTTGGATAGTGAGCGTGGCGGCGTGAGCTGCCAGCGCGTTTGGCGAGGCTGCGAGCTTGTAGAGTCGGGCTTCGTGGTTCCCGAATAGGATGTGCTGTGGCCTGAGTTCGTGCAGGAAGTCGATGCCCGCGCTCAGATCGTCGCTCACGCTGGCTGCTCGGTCGCTGGAGTTCGGGTCATTGACTGCGCCTGATCGGAATGCTGCGAGATCCAAAAAATCGCCCAAGTGAAATGTTGTATCCGGCTTCCATCGGTCGCGAAATGTCAGGACGGCTTTGCGAGCTTCGGGGTCGATTTGATCGCCGTGCGAGCAGCCGACTGCCATCCACTTTTTCCAGCCTTTTGAGATATTCATATGAGTTCCTCTTCTTCGTCTTCATCTTCCGGCGGGTGAATGATGTCACTTGCTTGGCCGAGTAGTCCTTCGACTGCGTAGCGGTTGCCGAATTTAATTTCGGAGTGCAACGTGTCGCCCTCGTGCTCCCATGTGACGATTGCAAGGCCTGCGTCGAAATGTTCGGAGAGGAGCTTGCGGACTTCAACCATTACGGCTTCGCGGCTCTTCTCCATTTTTTTCATCCGTGCCAGTTGCGGAGTGGCCCGCAGTCGATATGAACGAATCCGGCGTAAGTGCCGATTCCGCCGGTAAAGATTTTGTCTTTGCGGACGTCCTTCGCGATTTTCACAAGGTCGGGGATGGAGACCTTGGCTGTGATGTCCAAGGCCATGAAGCGCGTGTGTAGGCTGTGCCTAGCCCCGCCGATGGCTTTGTTGTAGGCTTCGTTGCGATAGCCCGAGAGTATCTGGATCGGCACGCCAAGCCGTTCGCGGATCGCGTCGGCTGCGTAGAGGGTCGGAATGATGTTAGGCCAGAGCGCCTGTGTGGGGATCGCGTTGCACTTGAGGAACGAATTGGAATTGCCGAGAAAGAAAACCTCTTTCGCCGAGAAGTATTTGATCCCCTGGCGGTCGAGTAGTTTTTGAAACTCGGCAAATTCTTCATTCATTTGTCTCGTCTGGTGGGCGAGTCAAATACGTGCGCGCCGTATTTGTTTATAAGTTCCGGCGGCGGGCTAAATGAAAGCGTGACGTTGCCCGCCTTCGTTGGCCACGAGACGGCGCAGCCGGTCATCAGAAGCATCAGAATACAGAAGATCGCCGCCGCGAAAAAGCCGATGGCAATCGTGCGGTAGTGGTCAAGCATTACTGACCCTTTCGGAATACGTTGATTATGCCCACAAGGCCGAGAGCGAGCGCAATGATGTGGTTTTGGAGCTCAGGATCAAGCGTTAGCCCGAGGCTGGCGGCAACGAAAATCAGGCCGCGCCAAGTTGAGGTTTGGCCTGCGTAGTCGAGTATTGTATCAGTCAGTTTTTTCATGGTTTTGGTGCTTAACTTTTCGCGACATGTAAACCGCCGTCAGGATGGCAGCGATGAGGCCCACGCAAGCGGTCGCGAATTGGACGCCTGCGGTTAGGTGCGGGAGGAGGGAAATGATAAAGCTTGTGGCGGAGGTCGTGGTTCCGACGAGTGCAATGAAGAGAGGGTGGTCGTTCATAGCTTTTCAATCCATGCGGGCAGTGTCGTTCCTTCCGGCAGCATCGCGCTCCAAGTCCACTCGGTCGGGTCTTCCGGGTCGTTTGGTGTCGGGATAAGCGTGACGCCCCACTGCATTGAACGAGTTTTGTTTGTGACTGTTTGATCCCAGCAAAACCACGGAATGTTGTTGTCGTGCAATTCGGTGGCTCGGTAGCGTGGCATTGGGTCGTTCATGGCAGTCCGAGACCTTGGCCGAGGGTTTGTTTTGCAAGATTGTAAATATCCTGCATTTTTTGCGCGGTCATTCCAATGTTGGGCTGGAATGCCAGTAGGTAGCTAACCCGAGAAGTTGCGGCAGCGGTTGTGTTGTTACGACCTGCCGTCTGAAGCGTATAATTTCCGTTTGTGGGCGTAGAAGAAACGAGATTGCTTGTTGTAATATCAGCCCCGCTGGTTTGCAGCGTTAGCGTATCAGCATTCCAGCCATAACCTACGTTTCCTGAAATTGGCAGATTTGCAGTAGAATTAAAATACCTGTTTCCGTTGTAATTTCTAGACTGAGGTTGCCATGTTGTTCCGCCACCAACGCCTGTTGTAATAGCGTTCTGAAGTTGTAAGCCTGTCGAACCAAATAAAACAAACGCCCCCTCAGAGTTCGCAATACTGATTCCGAGCGCACTCCATACGGCGTGAACCGAATATCCGCCCTCAGTAAAATCGACTGCAAATTGCGGGCTATACTCGATCCGTTGCGTATTGCCTCCAAATGAGATCCCATCCGCCCCCCAAGTCGGCCCGTTGATGAGCGTGCCGTTGTATGTCCCCAGACCCCCCAGCGAGTAGGCGGTCGAGCCTGTGCCTGCGTTCTGTGTTGATCGGAGCGGCCAACATACCATGCTGCTGTAAAGGCCGAGACGCTTCATTCCCTTGACGAAATAATTGATCGCCGCGCGGTCCGTCGCCCCGCTCGTGTTGATATACGCCCGAGCGTCTGCGTCGAAAGAAGCTGAGACAAATGGGAAGCTGAGAATCATTTTTTAGAAAATGTCGCCTGCGAATACCCAGCTATCCGTCCCGAGTTTCATAAGAGAAGCCACACTGTGCTGGCTCGAAAGGTTGCTGGCAGCGCCCGCTGCATTGATCGTGACGCCTGCCCCCGCCGTCACAGCCACGCCGCTGACAGCAGAGCGGTAGAGAAGCACCTGCGAGCCGGTCGGGAATGCCGCTGTCGAGTTCGGCGGGACGGTTATCGTCATGCCGGTTGTCGCGTTGATGAGGCCGTATGCGTCCGAGAGCGCGAGAGTGTAGGCCGTGACTGCCACGGAGTTAATCGGCAGCGAGAATTGAGGGACGGGGGAGAATGCATCCGCGTCGATAAGTTCTTCCGAGACTGAGCAAGGGCTGAGAATCACGGTCTGCCGTGTTCCGCCTTCGGTGAGTTCGATTTCGAGATCGAGGTCAATGGATGGATCGTTGCCCACCAAATCCCGCAGCGCGTAGGTGGCGAAATTGACGTCTGCGGTCTTGCCAGGCTTGGCCGTCAGGCCGCTTTGGATCGTCATTACAGGTAGGTCGGCGAAGCCCTTGGCCCCTGCAAAGGTAATGTCGTAGTACTCGCCTTCAATGCCTGCGACTGTGACGCCTCCAGCGCCGATTGAATCAAGCGCGGCCAATGCCGACGCAACATCTTCCGCCGTTGCGTTGGCTGCAAGCGGATCTGTCTGGCGAAGTGTCGTCAGAACGCTGCCGGTTGTAGCTGTGCCTGTGAGCGCCGTGCCGCCTGCCGTCACGGATACCGTGAATTGGGTCGGCTGCGGGAGAGCCTTTACGAAATACTGCGTGCCGTTTGAGTAGCCGGTCAGCGCCGAGAAGCCTGTGAGCGTGACAGGTTGGTTGAGCGCGAGGCCGTGGTTTGCGGATGTGATAAATACGCCCGCAGTTACGAGCGAGCCGATCGTGATTGACGAGCTTGGTGTTGTCAGGCGGTAAGTGCCTGAGAATGGTTTTTGCGAAAACGATAGGCGTTGGACTTCGTTGTTCGTGTCGGAGCCTGTGATCGTCGTCACAAGCGTTGGCGTCACGGCAGTCGATAGGTCAATCCAAGTCGATTGAAAGACGGCAGGAGCCAAGCGCAATTCGATTTCCTGAACCTCTTTTGCGGTTGCGCTCCCTGCTACGCGCTCGCCAATGACGGCAACCGTATCGGGTATGAGCTGAGAGACGTCTGCCGTGATGCTCCCGCGCGTGCCTGCTGTTGCAAATCGGACTGTGAACTGCTCCGAGAGTTG